CGCGAACAGCCCGCGCTTGGGTTGCTGCATCCCCGCTCGCTCGCGTCGAAGCTGCCAGAACCGGCGCTGCTCGTCCGTCATGGGCTGAATAGGTCCGCGCTGCTCCATCGGGCGGTGCGAGGTCGTGAAGCGGGCGGCGGTCATGCGACCAAATCCGCAGACAGCTTCGCGTAACCAACAATATCGTGCCAGCTATCGTGATACTTCGGATCGCCGTTCAGGATGCGACCAGCCTTGTGCGCGATCATTTCCAGCGTCTCGCGTTGATCCGGTGCGAGCGTTGCCCAATTGGGGCTGTCGGCCATCGCTGCTTTGATCGCCTGCGTGATCCGCGCATGTTCGGCGTAAGAGCCATAGCGATTGCCGCGCTCTACCAGCGTCCGGTCAATGTCGGCATGTTCTCCACACGCCCCGCAGATCGAGTGCGCCGGGATGCCGTGATCGCAGTCAGTTGCCCTCACAATCCTTCTCCTTCAATTGTCCAGTTGTCTGCGCGAGAGGGGGTGGGGTGGGTCTTTTTGCGCAACTCTCGGACAATGCGACGAAGCCGTGCATAAGTTGCGGTAGCCTCGAGCAGTTCTGGAACGGCGGTTGGGTCAATTCCACGCCCCCTCAATGTGCAGTAAGCGTTACGGTAATCCTTCCCCAATTTGGCGCTGAAAAGGCCATGCTTGCGGGCATTCTGATTGCCCCTAGGCGCGCCCGTCGATTTTCCCCCGTGCAACCGGCACCGCTTCCTGCCTTTCATCGCCGGGGATTGGCACCCCCCCCCCTTGCGCGTCTTGGCCAAGCAGCGCGGGGCCGCTGCCAGAATTTCCGGCTCCATTACATTGTTCACTTGGATTCGATCCGCCGGACGGACAAATTCGACTCAAACACTTCACGGGCAAACTCAAGCTGCACAGCCTTGAGATATTTGCCTGTAATGTTCGCCAATTCTGCCGCTGTTTTTAGGTCCACTTCGCCCCCCTTGACTGCCTCATAGAGCGCGCTCATGTCAGTTTGGACATCTCTCAAAGACTTCATGATTTCCTCCCATACTCAATAGCCGCAGCAATCAGTGCATCATCACCGTCTGCGTATTCAGGGTGTGCCTGCTTGAACTGTTCGATGGGGGTGGGTGCGGGCGTCTTGATGAGGCCGAGGCCTTGGAGTATTTCCAAGGCGTCATGAAAGCGTATCGCGGCCCTGACATTGACCAAAACCCATTGCGCCGCCTCAGCCTCCGTCATCCTTGGCAGGGTTACTGTGTCTGTGGGCGCTTCCCCGCTCTCGGTCGCGGGTTCGGCTAGGCGGTAGGCGATGATGTCCCAACCCGCGCCATCTGCCGCCCAAGTCAGGGTGCTGGCGCGTTCACGTTCGCATATCGAGCCTTCAACGAGTAAGACATCCACCAGCACATCGCCGTCAACCGGGCACGTATCGCCACAATGCGGAATAAAAGGCCGATCGTCGGGATGCTTCGCGTTCCAGTCTCGTACTGTGTAGACTGGGCTGTCAGATGGGAGGTGGTAGACGCGCCGATCCTCGTAGTACTGCCAGAAAGCGTCGCCATACTTTTCAGGATGCCAGTCTTCCCGCCTCACAGGCGTATCATCCGGCACGATGCCCTTGAGGGCGCGCATCTCTGCTCCCGTTAATCCGGGGCCGAAGGTGGGGGTGTCAGTCATTGTCGCTGGCCTCTAAGTGCGCCTCGCCCATGTCGCTGTCGGCGCGGCCTTCCTGGGGGTCGGTGAATGGATCATCGGAAGCGCGCGAACGAATGGCGTCCTCGATTTCCTGCGCCAGTTGCGGGCGGTTCTTGTGCAGCCATTCGCGCTGCTTGATGACATCGGGGTCAGCCAGAACGCCGGGCAGGTCGTCGGTCGTGCGGATCGTCTCTGCCAGCTTCTGCGCGCCTGCTGCTGCCTTGTCGGGCTTGGTGGTGGAGACTTGGAGGGGTTCAATCTTGATCCCGGCCTTTTTGCCCTTGGTCTTCATAACAACCACGACTACCGGTTTGTCGATGTGGCTCATCTGCGAGATGCGAATGCCGCCGACAGCAAGCCCGCCGAAGGTCACGCTATCGTCCCGGTAGATCATCATCGACCGGCCAACGTAATCGTTGGCGAACTTGCCCCACACGCCGAGAAGCACCCGGCGAATAGTTTTGCACGGCTTGAAAGGTTTGTTATTGTCGCCTTCGTAATAGATCGAGATGGGCTGGTCGCCATCGTTGCCGACCACCTTACGGATAGTGATGATCTTGCCGTTTTCGGCAGTGGTGCCCAGTAAGTCGTCCGCGTTCAGTTGGTCTGACTTGGCTTCGACAAACTGCGTCATATCTACGATGTCGTTCATATGATTATCTCCATTGCGGCCCGGCGCTCGGTCGGGATGATTTTGGGCTGGCGAAGCATCGAGGCTTCGTATTCGCGCGCGACTTCAACCACGCGGGCTTCAAAGGCTGCGGTGGCAAGCAGGATCGCGTCCTGCACAACCGGATCAGGCTCGACCCGCTTCACGTACATTGGCAGGCCGCCGCAGTAGCTGATGAAGTCGATCCACTCGCGTTCGGTCACGAGCAGCGCTGTCTGCAATTGCAGCGAATATTCCTCGGGAACCTCGTCCTGCGCGATCGTCTGGAAGTGATACTTGCCCGCGCGCGACTTGCACTCAATCAAGCCGTCATCGCCTACCAGCCCATCCGGGGAATAGCCGATCGTGAAGCCCCATTTGTCGTTCGTGACAAAGCCAGTTTCCGTGACGGGCGCGTAATGCTCGGCGTATGCAGCGCGGGCGTAAATCTCGTCCTCTTGCCCGCGCAGCATTGCGTCCGACACATACTGCGGTTCAACAAACTTGGTGTGCCGCTGGAATGCCAGTTCGTAGGCATGGGCGCGGGTTTCGCCGTTGTTGGCCACCTTGAGCGTCGGCGTGATGATTTTCTTCATCTCGCTCGCTGTCAGTCTGCCGCACCTTTCGGCCAGCCACTCTTCCGATCCCTGTATAAGGTCTTTGTGATACGTAATCGTCACGGCAAAATCCCCGCTCCAAAAACCGCAATCCCGAAGAAAGCCGCCAGAACGGCCAGCCTCCATGTGAAATAGTGCGGCTGCGAAATGCGATCCGACACGAACTGTTCGAAGGGGGTCATTAGCCGCGCTCCCGCGCTGCGAGCATGGCGTCGGCCAGCATATACATTCGCTCTGCCAAAACTCGGGGGTCACCTCGCACCGTCCACCGGGATGTATTGTCAACCGCCGCCAAAGCCTGACCAGCGAACCAGTCACGCAGGGTCATGCCGGGTTCGACCATCTGATAGCCCCCGATTTCATCGGGCAGCACAAACGGAAACGCAGGCGGATTGTTCGGCTTGCTCATTCTTCCCACTCCCCGTTAAGCGCGGCCCATTGCTCGTCCGTCAGTTCAGAGCGAACCGCAGCGGTGTGCCCGGCCATCGTGCGGGGCGGTGCATCCATCGCTTCCCATTCGGCTGCGATCCGGTCGGCGTTGGCGGCTGCGAACTGGCGCTGGGCCTTCATCGTGCGATTGTGTTCGATGATCGCCTGCCGGGCGTTGTCATCCCGCAGCGCCTGCACCTGATCCTTGAACCGGATGGCTTGCGTTGCTTCATCGCCGGTTAGCGTTTCGAACGCCGGGCGGAGAACGGGGGCGGTCATGCCTCACTCCAATCGACATTGACTTCCAGATCGTCAGCGAGCGCAATTGCCCGGTCTGTGACTTTGGCCATCCGGTCGAAGAGGTGTTCGAGCTTTCCGAAGCTGGTGCCGTCGATCTCGTCAATGAGCGAGCGGACGCTTTTGATTTCGGACTGCATGTCCTCGAAAGTGCGATAGTTCCCGCTCATGCCTCGTTCTCCCACTGTTCCATCAACTGCCGGTCGCGCCGTTCCTGATACCGCCAGTCCGCTTCGGCTGCCTTTTCGTCCCCGATGTCGCTGGCTGCCCGTTCCTCGCACTCGGTAAGGATGGCAGCCTCTTCACTGTCGGAAAGCTGGAACTCAGTGCCGTCCTTTTTGACGGACTGGATCTCGACCTCGCCACCTTCGGCGGGCTGCCAATAGGTCGCATCAATGAAGTGCGAGACGCTGTAGGCGACACGGACTTCGATTTCTTCGTCGCCACGGGTGACCAATGTGTCGAATGTGAAACGGTGGGTCATGCTACCAGCCTCCGAAGTGCGCGCTCGGTGATCGCCTGCACAAGGCCGGACTCGACCAAAATGTCGTGCATGAGCCAACCAGCGCGGGTGAGGCGGTAGAAGTCGGTAAGCTCCCCGCCTGAATTGTCGCGACCCTTGAAGTTCGGAGAGTAGCGATGCTGGACAAGCCCGCGACAGCCAAGCTCCTTGGACGCCGAAACAAAGCGACTAAAGCGAATGTTCGTGTCGTTTCTCGCGATGATATCGAGGCAAGCAATCTGATTGCGCGAGAGGGTCATCACGAACGCATGGCTGGTCGCAAACTCGCGCAATGCGACATTTGGCACAGGCTCGTTATCGTTCCCGCTCATGCCGCCGCACCCCTCGTCACAAACCGAACAGCAGGCGCGTAGTCCGCAAAGAACATGCGCACCCCGTCAGCAGCACCTTCACGGCGGTACGCATCCAGCTTGCGCAGAAGCGTCCCGGCCCGGCTGTGGTCCAGACGGCGAGCGCGGATCACGGCGCGAA